ATATAAAGGTGCTCACTTTGCAGTGTATCCACCTGATCTTATTGAACCATGTATAAAGGCAGGTAGTAGGTCTGGGGATATTATATTAGATCCATTTATGGGATCTGGTACAACTGCTAGGGTTGCAAGGTCTCTAAATAGGGATTATGTTGGGTGTGAACTACATGAAGAGTACCGCAACTTAATTGAAATACCATCATTAGATGGATTAATAGAAAAAAATGATTAAATTATGGAGGGTATGGAAGTATGCCTTGGGAAGTTTCTCGGATACTAAAACTGCAAAGTACGATAATGCAGTCTGCGTTATTAGGAGTATTATCTTTGTTAGTTATCTTGTTACTAATTGCTTTATTACTGCTGGTGTAATTCGACACTGGAACCCAAATGACAATGTACAAAGTATGCGGATTAGATGATTCTTATCCTAAGAACATCACTTTTGAAAATAAATATGATGATTGGACTGCTGCTCAAGATAAGGCTGTGCAATTACTTGAAGATGGTGTACAATGGGTTCAGATCCTTATTGGGGATGATGGCGATTGGGGAATGCTCCAAGAGTTAAATCTAGAGAGAGGTATTACTGATAACACCTTTAGTACTTGGACTCTAGCACCTTATTATGTGAGATTGAGAAATTATGAGGGATGAATTCCTTTGGGTTGAAAAATATCGACCTAAGACTATTGAAGAATGTATCCTTCCAGAAGCAACCAAGAAAACTTTTCTTGAGTTTTTGGAAGCGGGTGAAGTACCTAATTTACTTTTATCTGGCCCTGCTGGGTGTGGTAAAACTACAGTTGCTAAAGCACTGTGCAATCAATTGGGAGTAGACTTCTATGTCATTAACGGATCAGACGAGGGACGATTCCTCGATACGGTACGTAACAATGCAAAAAACTTTGCATCTACTGTATCGCTGTCTTCGGAGGCGAAGCACAAGGTCATCATCATTGATGAGGCAGATAACACAACATCCGATGTACAACTCTTACTTAGAGCAAGTATCGAAGAATTCTCAAACAACTGTAGATTCATCTTTACCTGCAACTACAAGAACAAAATCATTGAGCCCCTCCATTCGAGATGCTCCGTCATCGAGTTCTCAATCACAGGAAAACAAAAACCAGCAATCGCTGGACAATTCTTCAAACGACTTGTATCCATCTTGGACACAGAACGGGTTGAAGCTGATAAGAAAGTCCTCGCAGAACTCATCAACAAACACTTCCCCGATTGGAGAAGAGTCCTCAACGAATGTCAACGATATTCCGTTGGAGGAAAAATAGATTCTGCAATTCTTGCAACCTTTGGTGATGTAAGAACTGAGGATTTAGTAAAAAATTTAAAGGTTAAGAATTTTACGGAAGTCCGTAAATGGGTAGTCCAGAATCTGGATAATGATCCTGCTCTTATCCTTAGGAGAATCTACGATTGTATGTACGGTTCTCTAGTACCAAGCAGCATACCTGCAGCCGTGCTGATTATTGCAAAGTATCAATATCAGATAGCGTTTGTTGCTGATCAAGAGATCAACCTTCTAGCGGCTTTAACCGAACTAATGTGTGAATGCGAATTTAAATGACTGAAGCAAGAAACCGAAATGACATGAACGTAAAGATCGTTCGTTTAAGTACATCTGAAGATGTTATAGCAGATGTTGTAGATGAGAATGATTCTACTGTAACCTTCCGTGGTGCAATCGTTGCTGTCCCAACTAAGGATGGTAATATTGGATTTGCCTCATGGTGTCCTCTTCTCAGTAGTCCTGTAGAGGATATTACTGTTAAACAGGAACATGTAATTTATGTTGCTGATCCTGCAGAACAAGTAGTGGATCATTACAAGAATCAATTTAGTAAGATTGTCCAACCAGATAGTGTACAAGACGGTATTATTGTTCCCTAATGATTGACATTAACCTTTGTGATTTGAATAGTTTTTTTGGATGTGTTGATGCAACTAATACTCCAGAATTAAAAACTAATGCCTTCCGTCCTCTTAGGACTTATCTACAAGAGAAATCCTTTGAGAAGCATTCTGGTGGTCAACTAACATATGTTGGAGATCATGAGGACGGTAAGGATTTTTTTGACACCAATGGTGTTCCTTATGAGATGAAAGGTAGTCTTGGACTTTTTAATAAAAATGGTTCTTGTAAGAGAGTGGTTCTTATTAATAAAAGACCAGGTCAAAAAAAGAACAACGAATTAAAAAGAGAAGATCTTAAAAAGACATTTGAGTATATGCTTCTGGTAGATACTAAGAAGATGTCTATAGGTGTTACTACATGGGATATTGTATATTCCAGAGCGGAGTGTGACGGTGCAGGTGCAACGTTTAAACTTCTGGAAGGAGATTATACAATGCTTGCTGAAGGAATTAAACCTAGTGAGAAGGAGATAACTGCTAGAGAACTTTTAAATTCTCTAGAGACTATCCTCTAAATAATCATAGAAGAAGTTTTATTATGCCCGTACATCAACATACAAAACCTGAAGTTTTTCAACTTAAAAACAAGGTAAGTTTATTAAAGACACCCCTCAGATATCCTGGTGGGAAGTCTCGTGCTTGTGATAAGATGAATAACTTTTTACCTAACTTATCTCTTGGTAGTAGATATAAACAGTATCGTGAACCATTTTTAGGTGGTGGATCATTTGCTCTTCATGTTACAAAGAAGTATCCACACTTGGAGATTTGGGTTAATGATTTATATGAACCTCTAGCAAACTTCTGGCAACAGTTGAGAGCAGATGGTGTAGAGATGAGAAAGAGATTAGTTAAACTTAAGAATGCTAATAAGACTCAGGAAAAGGCAAAAGAATTATTTTTAAAAGCAAAGGAGGATTTGTATGACAAAGAAGCTACCCCCTTGGACAGGGCAGTTAATTTTTATATTATCAATAAGTGCTCTTTTAGTGGTTTATCTGAGTCCTCCTCCTTCAGTGCTCAGGCAAGCAAATCCAACTTCTCACTCGCTGGAATCAAGCGATTAGATGATTATCAAGAACTTATTAAGTATTGGAGAATTACGAATAAGGATTATGAAGAGTTAATGTATGAGGGTGGTGATTGCTTTATGTACTTAGATCCTCCTTATGATATTAAGGATAACTTATATGGTAAGAAGGGTGGAATGCATAAAGGGTTTGACCATGATCGGTTTGCTGAAATATGTAGTAGAACTTGTGCTCATCAATTAATATCTTACAATAGTAGTGAGTTGGTTAAGAATCGGTTTGCTACTGAATGGGAAGCACAAGAGTATGATCTAACATATACTATGAGATCTACTGATACTTATAAAGAGAGTCAGAAGGAGAGAAAGGAACTTCTTTTGTTTAATTATGAACGTGGAATGATATCACAGTTGAGAACACGTAGAAACGATGGTCTTGCTAGTGACATTAAGACTGATAAGTTCAGAGACAATATTGGTTATGGTGGACAGATTTTGAGGAATACTACTAAGGAAATACGTAACCCATTATCAGGTAATTTTATTGATGAGATGGATACTGATGGATTTACTTTTATTAATTCGGAGGTAGAATAATGGATTGTTGGCATTGTAATACTGAACTCATCTGGGGTGCAGATTTTAGTGGTGAAGACTACGGTGTAGAGGAGGACTACTCAATTGTAACAAATTTACATTGCCCCACATGTGAATCTTATGTTGAAGTTTATTACCCAAGACAAAAATGAAATGTAGAGTACAACTATACGTTGCTGGCACTCTCTTTAGTGAGGATGTTATGGCAAGGGATTATCAAGAGGCAAAACAAGTTGCTCTTGCAAGAAATCCAAACGCTAAAGTCGTTGGCGTTAATGCCGTCTTTGATGGAATGTCTTTTGGACCACAAATCTAATGAAAACTGAATTGAAGGAATGGTTGAATTCAATCAACCAGACTAAGGAGAATCTTACAGAAGATCCTAATGCGATTAAAGATTATCCTCCCTATATTATTAACAAATGCTTATCTGCACACCTAGATTGCATACTCTTTGCTAATGAAATGAACAAATATCCTGCTTTAGATAGGGATATGCAATATAATTTTTATCTAAATAGTCTCAGGAAACGGAAGAGATTCTCTCCGTGGATGCGAAAAGATAAGATTAGTAACCTTGACCTTGTTAAACAATACTATGGATATAGTAATGAAAAAGCAATGCAAGCGTTGAATATTTTATCAAAGCAACAACTCGAATTTATTAAACAACGACTTGACATTGGAGGAGTGGCGTGACTAGTAGCACTATTGAACCACAAGTTAACTGGAAGCCAGAGATGATGGTGGAAGTTATGCTTAACGAACCAGATGATTTTTTAAAAGTCCGAGAGACTTTAACAAGAATTGGGGTAGCATCCCGCAAAGAAAAGAAATTATATCAATCTTGCCACATTCTTCATAAGCAAGGTCGGTACTATATTACACATTTTAAGGAACTGTTTGCTCTTGATGGGAAACACGCTAACCTTACTGTTAATGATGTTCAGCGTCGGAATCGTATCGCTCGTTTGCTTTCTGATTGGGGTCTCATATCTGTAGTCAATGCTGAAAGCATTGCAGATGTTGCTCCATTGAATCAGATTAAGGTATTAGCATATAAGGATAAGGGCGAATGGATCTTGGAACAAAAATATAACATTGGTTCTAAGAAAAAAGTGGAGACTTCTGAATAGATAGGGTATAATATCTTTATCTAATCGTAAAATATGTCTCTACTTAATAATGGTATAAATGATCGTCTTTACTACACGCTAGGTAAAAGACCAGACAATGCTAGTAAGCATGATTTCTATATGGCACTGTGCTATGCTGTAAGAGATCAGATGATGTCATACTGGTTAAATAACCAACAGTCTAATGAAAAGGAAGTTGCTTATTTATCCGCAGAATTTTTAAT